TTACAAATTACTTTTTATATTGTAAAATAAAATCTATTTTTAATAATGGTTTCGATTTTACTGAAAAAATAATAATAAATGATTTAACAGAACAAGAAGCATTAAAAAAGGAATTAGAATTAATAAATTCGTATGGTAAAAGAATAGAAGGAAAGGGAACATTATGTAATTTATTGGATGGTGGAACTCAGCCATTAAATGTAGAAGAAATAAAAAAAATATACGGAGAAGATTTTTATAAAGATATGAAAGATAGACAAGCAAAAACTATGATAAAAACTACATATAAAAAAAATGAAAATAAAATAAAAATTTTAGAAGATCAACTAAATCAAGGTGTAATGTTAAAACATATAGCAGATAACTTAAACTTAACTACTAATACTTTAAGGGAATGGATTAAAAAATATAATTTAAAAATGAATTATAGTGGAAAACAAAAAAGAATAAAGGAGCATTTAAACGAATTACGAGAAAAAAATAGAAAAAAAACAAATTCTAGATCAAAATATTACACTGTTTGTAAACCGGATGGAAGTTTGGTGGAGGTTAGAAAATTAATTATTTTTTGTAAAGAAAATGATATAGATTATAAAAATTTAAGAAACACTTTTAATAAATTTAATAAAAAAGGAAATCAATGTAAACATAAAGGATTTTTTATATCAAAACAAATAAATCCTATTTAACGTCAAATGCTATCGCCAATCTGAGCAAGCAGCTGCTTGGGGAGATCCTTTTTTAGCATTACTACAGTTATGCCTCGCCTTAAACGATTTTTTACGTTTTGTGTTTCCGGATTTTCCTGTTACTCTAACGCCAGCTTGACCCCAGTGGATTCGTTTATAAGAACCATCAGATTGTTTAGCACATTTAGTCCATTTCTTACCTTTACGATCAGATGATGCTTTCTTAGTAGGTCCAGTGCATTTTGCAGCTTCTTCTAAAATTTTTGATACACACAAATCGAATTTATTCATATTATTACTTACTCTACAATACGATTAAAAACATTTATTGGGAAAGTGGTAAAAATTAAAGATAAATATAGATATACAATTATGGCAGCAAGAACTATATCATCACCCGGAGTACAAATTAACGAAATTGATTTAAGCGCAATAACAAGACCCAGTGGAGAAACTAATGTTTTCATAACAGGTTTTGCCCCACAAGGTCCAACAGATGAAGTCATCAATATTACAAGCGTTTCTGAATTTGAATCAGTTTACGGTCTTCCTACTAATGCAGCAGAAAGATATTTGTATCATTCTGCAAAACAAATTTTAACAACCTCTCCTGCTAATTTATTAGTAACAAGAATGCCATATGGTAATAATTTGGGAGATGGTTTTTCTAATAAATATAGTGCATTAGTATTTCCTATATCATCAAATAGTAACAATGGTTATGAAACAGCTACCGAATATCAAATTCTTCCTCCTGTATCTATTCTTTTATCAGATGATGAATATGAAAAATTAGTAACAAATGATGTTGCATGGCTCAGTTCATATAGAAATTTACCAATTAATGATTTTAGTAATATTGGTTATGGTGGTATAGTTGTGGTCAATGATGCAAAAACATCTATAAATAATGTTTTTGAAGGATATTATATGGGGTTTGCTGATAACAGTAATAATAACCCATATACAAAATTCGATTCCATAACAGGAATGCAAGCTTATTCTAGTTCTACTGATACAAAACAAACATTTGTATCTATTCCAGCGAATAGATTAAATTTTCAATTATCGGGAGATGCTAATACTTTAGCAAAAGATTCTATATCAGAAATTATTGAAAATTATCCTACTGGATATGAATTTTCATCAAATGTATTTAATGATTATTTGACAACCATGTTGTTTAAAATAAGACCTTCCATTTACAAACAAGATACGGTTTCATTAGATTATGTTGTAAGTGAAGGTTACACTGGTTCATTATACTCATTAAGACAATTAAATAATCCAAATGGTGGATCACCTAATACATCATTCTTAGATAATGTCGTAAATACAAATTCAAATAATATTAGAATATTAACAAATCCATATATTTCAAATACTGGAAATTGGATAGATGGTAGTGGAAATCCAACTAAAAAAGTTAGAGTATCAAACGGTGCTAAAAATTTATACGGAATTGGTGTATATGTTTCTGACACAGATAAAAATTCTAAAATTGTTGATAACGTACCAGCAAAATTAGAAAGAGTTTTAAGATGCTTGGAAAATGATGATATTATAAATTTAGACATTGTTGCCGAAGCTGGTTTAGGAACTATTTGGGCTAGTGCTAAAACAAGAAAATTGGATCCTAATTTTTCATCAGAACCAATTGTTTTCGATGATCTATATAATGTCGATTTAACAAATGGAACGGCAAATACAGGTTTATTAGATACTACTGGTAGTAATCCATCATGCACAGCAAGAGATGAATATTTAAAGGTTATAAATCAATTTTATACCTTTGCCGATCAAACCAGAAAAGATCATTTATTTATTTCTGATCCATTAAGAAATATATTTGTACAAGGTTCAAATACTAAAACAGCAAAGAATAAAAACTTTGTTTTCTCAAAGGATATATATTGGACATTGAGAAATCTTTACGGTGGAATAGAATCAAGTTATGTTGCAACATACGGTAACTGGATTAGAACCAATGATTCTAAATCTGATACCTTATGCTGGATTCCTGCATCTGGATATGTTGCTGCTGTAATGGCATCTTCATCACAGATAGCATATCCTTGGTCTGCTCCTGCTGGTTTCAATAGAGGTAAATTGACTAATGTTATTGATTTGGCTATTAATCCAACTCAAAAACAAAGAGATTTATTGTATAAAGTTAACATAAATCCGATTGCATTCTTCCAAAATGATGGAAATGTAATATTTGGTCAAAAAACTCTATATCGCAAGCCTTCGGCATTCGATAGAATCAATGTTCGTAGATTGTTCTTAACATTGGAAAAATCTACTCAAGAAGTTCTTAAACTTTTTGTATTCGAACCAAATTCATTTACCACAAGAAGCAGAGTTGTTGGTGCATTAACACCACTTTTCGATGAAGCAAGATTAAATGATGGTTTATACGATTACACAATTGTTTGTGATGAAAGAAATAATCCACCATCTACAATTGATAACAATGAAATGAGAGTTTCTATATACATTCAACCTGTTAGAACTGCTGAATTTATATTAGCAGATTTCATTGCAACCAGAACCGGAGTAAATTTCGAAGAATTGATTTCCTAAGATAAATATTAACATATGAATATACCAGAATTTAAAAAAGTAGGCGGAAAATATTTAGATAAATATGGAATAGAAAATTTTTATAATGTTGCTGCCAGCAATGATTTTGCTAGAACCAATTTATTTAGAGTTACTAGATTAGGTGATCAACGTTTTGAAAATGGAGAGTTGTTGTATGTAGAGTCCACGACTCTACCCGGTAGATCGATTACCAACATTCCAGTACCTTTTATGGGTCTTGTGTTCAATGTTCCCGGTACGGCTACGTACAACAACAGTGGAGCATATAGCGTAACATTCAGAATTCCACAAGGTTTATCAGTAAGAAGAAAATTTGAACAATGGTCTAGAGAAATTTTCAATGATATTGATAGTTCTGGTGAATATAATATTCCAAGTAATGCTATTACAAATCAAATGGAAATGGTGTTAATTGATAAAAAGGGTGAAGCTCTTAGAACCTATACCTTTTATGGTGTATATTGCCAAAATATCGGTGATATTAATTTAGATATCACAACTGCTGGTGAAATAATGAAACAACAAGTTACACTAGCATATCAATATTGGAGATTGTCACCAAATTCTAATTAATAATAAAGACAAAGACATAAATATTATATATGTCTTTGTCTTATTTTAATCAAGAAAATAGTCCATATTCCTATTATTTAAGTTTATTAGGAAAATGGTCAACCAATGTAGCACTAGCTAGTCAATGGTTTATTTATTTTGATTTTAGTTCGGTTAATGCTTTAAATAGCAATATAACAGGTGAACTAAGAGACAGAGAATCTAATTTTCGTAGAGATGGTTGGTCTATTTCTAACACATCAATTGGTCATTTGTTGGATGGTGGGTTACAATATGCAGATCAAAATTTAACTGGTTGCGTTTTTGCCAGACAAGTCAATTTACCATCTGAGAAAATAGATGCTGGAAACAACGGATTGGATTATGGTGGGTTTCAAGCACCTGCCACAGCATCAAATAGACAAAAATATCAATCATTGACAGTTACTTTTTTAGAAACTAATGCTTCTTTTTTAGATTTAATAATAAGACCTTGGGTTGTATCGGTGGGATATAATGGTTTAGTTGCAAGAGCCAGTGATTCACCAAGGGCTGTTAAATGTAGATTCGCGGATGTAATAATGTTAGCAAAATCTGGTGCTAAAAGACCTATGTTAATAAGAAAATTATACAGATTTTATAATCTTGCTCCTATATCAATAGACGGAGAAGAATATTCTTATGCTCAAGATGGATTAAAATATAGCAATGTTACATTTGCATATGATGGTTATTTTGTTCAAGATGTGGATAGCAGAAGAATGATATCCACCGACAATTCTATAATTAGAAACTTTACTGATAAACTTAAAACAAACGGAAATAATAAATATAACGAATATAGAGAGAAAGATTTTATATCAAAAGTATAAATAATTTGATTTTTAAAATATTTTTTTAAATATACGGATGTCTAAAATGTTTTTATATAGAGCAGATTTTCCTTTTTCGAATAGAATATTAAATTTTAAAGAACTTTCTACTAGAAATCAATTAGATATTGAGAAAATAAATCTATATTATCCACAATCACCTGATTTTTATTTAGATTATCATGAGAATTTCACAAAAATCATAAAAGATTGTGTCGAAAACAAGGAAGATTTTGAAAAATTAGACATTATAGAGTATATTTTGTTTTGTTTGAAGCTCCGAATCGTTAGTGTTGGCAATTTAATTGAATTTAACATAAAATCTGATAGAGAAGACGTTGATAATGTTAAAATTAAGGTAGATTTGAAGGAAATAATGCAAAATTTACTGAATATTTCTATAAATTCACTAGAAAATTCATATATTTATGATGAAAAACGAGATATGTTGATAACAATTGGTTATCCTCAACTATCTAATGTTAAATTCTTTTACGATAACATGATTAGTGAAAAAGAAATTGGAGAAAAGGTATTATCTTCTTTGCCATTGTTCATAAAAAACATAAAAATCAAAAATGAAGTTATAAATTTTGAAGAATATTCATATGAACAAAAATTAAAAGCATATGAATCTTTTCCAGTATCATTAAAAGATAAAACCGAAAAGATAATAATAGATTGTATTACCAAATTGGGTTCTGATAACATTCTTAATATAGATATATTCAAAGATCAGAAAATAAATTTTTACAATCTGTTTTTTGTTGACTTATTAAGAGTATTTTTTACTCAAAATGCTAAAAGTATATATGAAGAAATATACATTTTATCAAATTTTCATGTGAATTCCAATTATGTTATGGATATTTCTCCTTCTGAAAGGAAGGTTTATATATCTTTTATCAAATCACAGCAGAAAAGTAAGCAAGATAATAGCGATATAATAGAAAATGATATGTTTGAAAGAAAAAATTCAAAATCTGTTGATGATTTAGCCGTTGAATTTGGTGATATTCCACCTAATTATTGATTATGGAAGAAGAAAATAATAATATTTTAAATTTTGAAGA